CCTTGGGTTCTGGCACGACGACTCTCAGGTGGTGTTCGGCAAGGTGATGAAGTTCCGCACCCCCAGTCCGTTCGTCGGGGTGCTGGTGAAGCCCGCCACTTGGATGGACAACGCCTACTGCAAGGCTATCAGGGAGAGCCTGACCAATGAGTGAACTGCTGAAGGAGTCGGAGGTCATCGAGCGTTGGGGTGTGCCCAAGGATGAACTGGTGGCATACCGCAAGGAAGTGCTGGTCGAGGGCCGGGACTGGGAACGCATCCCTTCGGGCAACCGGCCCATCCAGACCTGTCCCGTCGCTTTCACCGAGGAAGGCCAGAACCGCGTGTTCGAGCGTTTCGGCCTCAAGCAGGGTCCCTACGTCGCCGAGCCCGCCGAACTGCCGAAGGAGGAAATCCTCCGTGCCACCGTTACGAGGGTCGGATTCCCGAACCGCCGAATCATGCAGGTTCAACTTGAGGACGGAAAGCGGGTATTCTGCAACGTTTTCGACTCAACGCCGTTCAAACCGGATTTGCCCATCGCGGTTAAGTATCGCGGAGGGCGTTATTACTGCGAACATCGCCCGACCTCAATTTTGCGTGTGAACCACCTTGTCAACCGAACCAAGAACCATGAAGAACCCAAAGAATAACCACGAATCGTCCGAATCGAAGTATTACGAGAAGGGCGAGAAGATGATGAAAACCGAACGCGAGTACCAGAAGCCGTCCCGCGGCAAGTCCAAGTCGGACAACATGCCGTCGTCCGGTCGCAAGAACTACAAGGGCAAGGACTGGTGCTAACCGCCGCCGCCGATAAAAAGCCATGACTTGCCTGATTGTCACCACTCTCGTCGTCCTAGCGTCCTTCACGCTCGGGTTCATCTTCGGCGTGAAGAACCCCGAGTGCGGCCAGAAGGTCGGAGCCTTCATGGAGAAGGTCAGGGGACTCATCGAGTTCTGGAGGAAGAAGTAACATGGGCTTGGCGGACAAAGCGATAGCGAGGGCAATCCGTGCGGTTGCCAAGTCCGTCCGCTCGGCCGAAAAAAACGTCACCGGGTACATCGGCTCGAAGGTTCTCGACGCAAGAGCCTCCGGGCTCGGTGACTCGCGTTACACCATCAACGGATACATCTCCAAGTTCTTCCCCAAGGCGGCGGAGAAGGATGTGGTCAGGAACTACGGGGCCGCTTCGATTGTACCCCGCAGTTACATGCGTCCGTTTGATTTGAAGTTCGTCCGCCAAGCGGGAAAAGACGGCCTAGACCCCAAACCCGATAAGGTCTACTTGGCCGGGCATGACATCACCGACCACTGGTACAGCGGCAACTTCAAGCCGGAGCATTGGGATGAATACATGCCAAACGGCGGGCACCACATCGGTTACAGCCCGAAATGGTGGAAGGGCGACATGCTCGATGACGTTGACCTGACTTGGCGTAAGTTCATCTCCAACCCGCTCGGCAAGGAGGGCGGGATTCAGGGCCAGTACAAGCAAAGGCTGTCTGATTACGGCCCTGCTGAAATCCAGATGGGCCGCGAATGGATTGCCGCCACCGGTGCCACCGGTGCCGCCTTCTGGGGTGCCGTCTCCAAGATGGGAAAGCCTAACCTTCAAAGACAACAGCAACAGCCAGCACCGCCTGATGCCGAGCAGAGAAGATAAGGACTTCGAGGTCTTTGCCCCGTCCAGAGGCACCAACCACCTGCTCGACCCGACGCAGGTGAACAAGTCGTTTGAACTGGGGACGACTGACAAGGAAATCATGATGCGACGTCTGTCGGGCGACAAGTCCGTCGACGAGCAAATCAAGGCGAACTACGGCCTCAAGGCCGCTTTCACCGCCGATAACGCAAAAAGCACCTACGGCCTCGGCACCCATGAGGAGCAGAGGATGGCGGAGCGTTTCGAGGCTAGGAAGCATCAGCCCATGACCAAGGGAGGCGGACCGAAGAGTACGCTGAGGACGCCTAAAAAAATGTTTTCGTCCTTCGGACGAGGTGTGCCGTTCAGCGGCGGGCTGGCCGGGTTCTTCAAGTCAGGGGTTGCTGGCCCCGCGTTGGGGTTCGGAGGTCGCAGGCATTTTGTCCCGAACCAAGGCATGTTCGACATGGGGACGAACGCAGGTCCAAAGACCCTCCAAGGGCTGACCTTCAATGGGGCCTTCCCCATGGTCAACTTCCAGCAGTTCAGCACATCCACGGGTGCGACGCCACATGACGCGGAGGAGGAGGACTGATGTCCGCCGATAGCGTCACGGTCGCCGGGATGAAACTGACCAAGCATCCCATCATTCACCTGCCTTCCGAGGACGAGGTGCTTGAGATGGCACGGACGCTCGGCACCGACGCCACCGTCGAGGTGATGCGTCGACGTGAGGAGAAAATTCAGGCTGAGGCTCAGGACCCGTACAGGCACGGATTCGAGCCGACGAGTTGGGCAGACGCGGACGGGCTTCTGATGAAGGGCTCGGAATTGCTAATCATGGGGGGAAATCGTGCTGGCAAGACCGAGTACGCCGCGAAGCGGGTGATGCAACTGCTGTGCTCCCGACCCAACAGCCGCGTCTGGTGCCTGCACACCACCAGCCAGACGTCCATTCAGATGCAACAGGCGGTCATCTGGAAGTACATGCCGCCGGAGTTCAAGAACGCCCGCAAGACCAAGGTCACGAACATCCAGTACTCGCAGAAAAACGGCTTCACGGACGCGACGTTCGTCCTTCCGAACCGAAGCCAGTGCTTCTTCATGAACTACGGTCAGGAGAAGAAGGTCATCGAAGGTGGCGAGCCTGACCTGATTTGGTGCGACGAGTTGGTGCCGCAGGACTGGATTGAGACCCTCCGTTACCGATTGGTGACTCGCTCGGGTAAGATGATTCTCACCTTCACCCCAATCACCGGATTCACGCCCGTGGTCAAAGACTACGTGGCAGGGTGCCGAATCAAGAAGTCCCTGTTCGCCGACCTGTTGCCCGACACGCAGAACGTTCCGGGCATCCCCAAGGGCCACATGCCGTACATCGCCGACTGCTCCAAGGGCTCGGCCAGCGTCATCTGGTTCCACTCCATCCTCAATCGCTACTCCCCGTTCGACCAAATTAAGTTGGCACTACGCGGCCGAGGCCCGTACGAGGTGAAGATTCGTGCTTATGGTTGGGCCGAGTCTTTGGCTGGCTCGCAGTTCCCACGTTTCGGAGAGCCAAACATTATTTCAGCCGACCAAGTTCCCAAGGATGGAACCAACTACATGGCGGTGGACCCCGCTGGCTCCCGCAACTGGTTCATGGTGTGGATGCGTGTGGACAAGGACGGCAACAAGTACGTCTACCGCGAGTGGCCAGACATCAGCATGGGCGAGTGGGCTTTGCCGTCCGAGAAGCCCGACGGTCGTCCCGGCCCCGCCCAGAAGCAGGGTGCTGGCATGGGCCTCACCGAAATCAAGGACCACATCAAGGACTTGGAGGGTAAGGAGGAAATCGCCGAGAGATTCATCGACCCTAGGGCCGCTGGCTCCCCGGTCATCAACAAGGAGGGCGGCACCACTTTGCTTCAACTGCTGGACGAGGAGCCCAACGCCATGTACTTCACGCCTGCCGCAGGTCTCAGGCTTGAGGAAGGCATCTCCATCATCAATGATTGGTTCTCCTACGACCAGAACCAGCCCATCTCGACGGTCAACCAACCTAAACTTTTCATCTCCGAGGACTGCAAGAACCTGATGTGGTGCCTGCGTGAGTGGACCGGTGCTGACGGCGAAAAGGGCTCCAGCAAGGACCCTATTGACGCACTACGCTACATCGCCGTCATGCAACCAGACTTCGCCGACAACCAGACCAACAAACCTCTGTTCGGAGGCTCCTATTGACATGAACCAGACACCACCACTCCTCAGGCTCGCGGAGGCATCGCGGCACTTCGGTCTGTCCAAGACCACCCTCATCAGGCTCCGCAAGCAGGGAGTCCTGAGAATCTTCAAGACCCAAGGCGGTCAGAACATGTTCTACCGCGACGACATCAAAGCATTTCTTTCCAACAATTCCACCCCTTCCAACAATGAGCACGTTCAATAAGAGAGACGGTTTCAAGGACCCTCTCGTTTACCACGAAAAGAAGCCTGACATCGTTAACCTGCTGGTCGAGTACCAGCGGTCCGCGTACCACGGCACCATGGTCAACAAGATGGTCTGGGCCGATGACGTCAGGCTGGCCCGTTGGGCCGGGCAGACCGACGACGGCAAGAAGCACTCTTGGGCCAGACCCAACGGCGACCCAGCCTTCCCCTTCGAGGGTGCCTCCGACGTCCGCGTCCGCCTCATCGACCGCCTCATCAGGGACCAGAAGGCCCTGCTGATGACCGCTTTCAACTCCAGCACCTTGAAGGTCGGTGGCACTGAAATCGGCGACACGCTGGCCGCTTCGTCCGCCACCAGCCTGATGCGTTGGCTGGTCGAGACCAAGTTGAAGTCCGAGTTCCACCGCGAAGCCGAACTGGTGGCCGACTACATGCTTACCTACGGCTGGTCCTGTGCCCAGATTACTTGGGACCGCCAGATTGGCCTCCGTCGCCAGACCATGACCATGGAGGAGTTGTACGCCGTCGCCGAGCAGGAAAAGGCCATGGGCATGAACAACGCCGAGATGCTTATCCAAGCCATCGCCAACCCGTCCAAGGAGGACTACGCGGTCGAATTGGCCCGCCAGCAGTTGCCGCAGATGAAGGTGAAGCAACTCCGCAAGTTCGTCAGGGACATGCGTGAAATCGGCTCCGGCGAACTGGAGGAGGTCTACATCCAGAAGAACCTTCCTAAGATTACGGCCCTGAAGCCGTTCGACGAAGTGTGCTTCCCGCCGGAGACCAGCGACCTTCAGCAGGCCAGAGTCATCTTCCGTCGCCAGTACATGACCGAAGTCGAACTGCGTTCGATGATTAAGAACGCTAACTGGGACCCGGCGTTTGTCGAGGCCGCGGCCAAGACCATCGGCAACCACTACTACTTCAACGACCCGAACCTCATCCCGACCACCACGGCGTTGAACTCCAACATCCAGCGTGGCGACAACCTCATCGAGGTGGTCTGGGCCTACTACCGCCAGTTGGATGAGGCTGACATCCCGTCCATCTACTACACCGTGTTCTCGCCTCAGGTCGGCAACGAGATGTACGCCATCCAAGAGATGCTTAACTACGCCCACGGCGAGTATCCCTTCATCCCGATTCGGTTCGAGATGTCCCGCCGTCAGGTCACGGAGAGCCGCGGCATCCCTGAAATCAGCAAGACCGAGCAGGATGAGGTCAAGGCCCAGCACGACGCCTTCCGCGACCGCACGGCCCTCGAAATCATGCCGCCCGTCAAGGTAGTCAAGCGGGTCGGTGCCCTGAACCGCATCGCACCGGGTCAGGTCCTGCCAGTCTCCACCAAGGATGACTACACTTGGATGGAGCCCCCTTCTGGCAAGGCCGAGTACGCCATCTCGATTATCCGTCAAATCGAGGTCAACCTCGGCAACTTCTACGGCTTCATCGTCGGCGAGGAAATCGACCCGAACAAGGTCCGCATGCTCCAGCAGTTGCAGGTCAACAACTGGCTCCAGTTCTGGACTCAGGTCTACAAGCAGATGTTCTCGCTGTGCCTGCAATTCATGCCCGAGGAGGAGGTGACTCGCATTACCAACGCCCCGCTCAAGCAGAACATGTCCGACATCCACAGCCAGTACGACTTCAACGTACGCTTCGACGTCAGGGACACTGACCCTGAGTTCGTCATGGAGAAACTGAAGGCCATCGTCGAAACCGTCGTCCCGCTGGACAGCGGCGGCGTCATCGACCGCAACAAGTTGGTCAAGTTGGTCGTCGAGGCTATCAGCCCGGATGCGGCCCGCGAACTTGTCATCGACCAGACCACCGCCTCCCAGAAACTGTACAAGGACGTCATCAACGACGTCGGCATGATGATGCTTGGCAACGAAGCCCTGTACGTCGAGAACGACCCTACCGCCGAAACGAAGATGCAGTACCTTCAGGAGATTCTCCAGAAGAACCCGAAAGCCGCCGCCGCGGCCCAAGGCGACAGAATCTTCCAAATCCTGCTGGAGAACTACACCAAGAATCTCCAGATGTCGGTCGAACAGCAGAAGAACAAGCAAATCGGCCGCATCGGCGTCACTCCTGCCTCCGAGCAGATTCAGGGAGAGATGCAGGAAGCCCAAGCGGAGCAGGCTCAGCAGGCTCCGATGCCAGAGGAACAGGCACCCGGCGGCGTCCCGCAACCGGGAATGGGCACAGGTATGCTTTAATCCATGGAAATCGACCAAAACACACGGGCGTTCGGCTTCGTCAACAAGGACGCGGAGGAGGTGTACAACGCCATTCTCGTCCTTTTAGACGCCGAATTCCAAAACTGCCTAGTCACCGTCATGAATCCCAAGGTCGTCGGCGAAGAAAAAGCCTTCGCCGCGGGCCAAATCACCGCCTACAACGACGCGTTGCGTCTTTTTCAGGCAAACCGTGAGTTCATGACGAAGGTGCGAACGGGAGAAAAGCATGCCAAACCAGACCAAAGCGATGGTCAGGGGGTCATCTGACTTGCTAACGACACCA